GAGGGGGTTTATGCTGAGCATAATTTCTCCGTATAACCCCCTTTTAGACGCTGAAATTAATCAACGCCGGTCATTACATCATTGCGGGAACAAAACCCCACAAAGAACCGAGATGTAAGACGAAATTGCTGGTGACCTCTTTAGAGGATCCCAGCCGGTAAGAAAACCTTTCGGCAATCTACCGTGCCTGACCACATGACGCGTTTTGTCTTTCGGACGCGGTGTGAAAACTATGTCAGGTCCATCGGACGTTATGTACATTCCACAAGCAAGCGGCAACTTAAAGTGCAAACTAGCATGACCATTTTGGTCATGCAAATAAAACCTCTTTGCAGTCGCTTGCAAGTATGTGTACTCACGTTCAACCAGGTCGGCAACTAACAACCCCTCATCAGGGCCATGCCATTCTGGAACGAAGCGAACCCTCCCTTTCAACGCAGCTTTGAGGTAGAGTAAAGTGCCAGGCAACGCTATATTGTGCCTTGCACTCCACTCGAGAACCTGATTTATGGCTACGTAGATCTCGGAGTCGTTATGTAAAGACTTTATGTAAAACGGGGTGATGTTATACCCCTCATAATAATCGCCTCCACAACTCTCACGGAAAGGACCATCACTGTAGGATTTCTCGCGGTTAACGATTAACCCAGCAGCCTCAAGCAAGGACACTAAGGACTCATATTCATGAGTCGGGACAATTATGTCATCCCCGAATACGGCCGTGCGGGACCAGTCAATAAAAAGCGACGGGCCTCCGCGTAACCTACGATTCGCGTAAACTAGTGCGACAAGAATCATGGTCATAAGGGGAAATGTAAAACCGTTCCCCATTGTTGACATCATGTTCAAGTCTAAATTGTATTTCCCTTGCTTGCCTTCTTTAGGTATCTCTATCTCCGGTGACCTAATCGTCATAAGGAGCGAGAACCACTCAGGAGGCATGAGTAGTCGCACTAAGTCGATCGAAAACATATCTGAGGCGGACTTTAAGTCGATTGTAGCGATACAACCGTCTATGGAGCCAACCATTGCCAGTGCCTTATTCTTGGGCTGCTGGTCACGAATGTCTAGACCGATATTACGCAAAGTTCCTTCCAGGTACATGCCAGCAGCAAGCTGCAAAGCCATGTTTCCGGAAGGTTCAATTGCAATTGTGCGATTGGTGGTTTCGTTTTTTGGAACCGTTGTTAAACGCGAACCACTTGCTGAGACAACACCGCTATTCCGATTACGCTCATCAAAGAGCTGGAAGTAGGTGTTATGGCGTCTCAGTCGAACTACGAGAGGTTCGCAGAGAGCAGTACAAGTCATACTCTGTGAAATTTTATCGGCGGTATGGGTACCCGAGATGCCATTGCTGGCCCCGGGTCCAAAACGCCAATTATCAAAGAGAAAGGAAGTGTCGAGTGTCGTCTGTATGTTCCTCGGATCGCACTTTGTCGTAAAATTCTCTAGGCACCTGTTTATAAAGTACCTAGCTTCAATCACAACTTCGTTTGGGAGAAGGACAGTAACATCGCCAACCAGAGCGTTAGTGCAAACAAAATCACTAATAGCTTTAGTATGGAGTTCCCGATTTGACGTAGCCGCACGCTTTCGCGCACGGAGTACTTGCCGGTCAATCGCTTGCTGCTTTTTAGGGCAGGACGGTTGTTTAGCATGAAGCTCTCCTAACAAAACATGAAACAACCCAGTTAGGGCGATCTCAGTCAAACCTTCACTTTTACTCATGAAATATCTTTCAATAAGGAGGAAAGGAAAGTGCCCCCGATTAAGGGAGCACTGCGATTATCACAAGACGCCGGACGTGACGGTATCCGCGATACCAGAGGCTTGTGCCCAGCCTACACCGAAGTGTAGACTGATCATAGCTTTGATATCCTCGGGCTCGTATGTGTCCGTACCAGCTGGCACTTCGATCACGGTAGTTATCCGTGCCGTCATGGCAGTTTGGTTCGCTGAAGGCGAAGCACCCTTCCGGGTGATAAGCTTGTAAGTATTCAGCGGAACGTTCTTTATGATACCGGTAACCGGGTTCGCTTGCGGCAACGCTCGTAAGACGGCAGGACGAAAGAAAGAAACAGAGAACGGTTTTGACACCGTGTTAGTCTCAACATTCGTCTGAGTACCGCCCAGCGCACTGATGGCGTATTGCTTGCCATTTATGTTCGGGGCTGTATCCGTCGTAAGCGTATAAGTCGGGGAAGTGAATCCCGTGATTGCCGCGCCTGTTACTGGTGAAGATGGTGCAAAAGCCATAGTATGGCTCCCAAAGATTTTGTCACTTCCTCAGATTTCCGAGTACAGTGACGAGGTTAGTGAGCTTAGTAAGCCCATGAAGACCCATTTCATCCAGCGTTCTAAGCCGGAGTATACGGGAAGGAGGTTTAGCAAGGACAGTCCGTTGGAAGTCAATGTAGCGAAAAGTAGAGGTGTCTGAACCGCCGCCGCCTTTATAGGGCGACGTAGGGTCCATAAACATACTATTAGCAGTATTGACTTCATACCTTCTGGAGACCGTACAGTAGATACTCTCACCGTTTTTACTGGTGAAAGTATCATCGATAAAGTCCCCAGCCGTAGTCACATAGTCGGCTACCCAAGACATGGGGGTTAATTCCCATGCAGCGGAAGGCAGACCATCAGGCGTGAGCCCGAGGTGGCTAGCAGCGGTATAATCATTGCTGGCAGAAATGTTAAACTTCATACCAGAAACAATACGGTAAGACAGCTGATGGTGAGCATTTTGGTGGCAGCGTAGATTATACGCCCCGTGGGTATTAATCACGGATTTGCTACCAGTACTCCAGCTGCGCTTCGCAAAACCAGTAACTCGACTGACCGAATCCTTGTTCGTTAAATAGGAGTCGATTGAAGCCGAGAGCTTCCTGATGTCTGACAGCATGGGTTGTATTCCGAACCCGTATGTAAGCCAGGCGTCTGAAGCATACTTGTAAGCTGAGCGTCCTTTGGTCTTCTTAATGGAGATTAGGGTCTGCATCATTGTCGTCGTAAGTTTCGTTAGCCCTTTTGAGGTCATCCGAAGGTCCTTCAACTCTAATAATGGGGGTAGACCCTCCATTCCACCTGTCATTTTGCCACGATTCCTATTGAAGTTCGCAGTAGCGATATCCAATAAGGTGCTGTCTGTAGCATTAAGCTCTGGAACCGGACCCATCTGACGGTAAGAAAGATACACCGTCTGAAGGAAACCGGGCAGAACGTAATAGACAGAACCACGACCAACCGCTGGCGAGCCAGTATTGATCTTGGTTTGGTATGCAGAAGATGCATCCTGCATTTTCATAACTTTAACTTTCCAATCTTTATTCGGAGTTCCAGTTTTCTCATCAATGGCAAAACCCAAATTAACGTCACTATCAGATAAAAAAGATGCACCAGGAACGCCGTTTGTTACGGTTGAGTTTCTGAGTATCTGTCTGTAGGTGACAATTTTCTGGGTCGTGCTCATGGTGATGGTTCTCCAAATTGAAAAGTCGGGCAAGCTGAATGCTGACCCAAAGGAACTCCCCTAACTAACTGAATAAACTAAGGAAGTCTATCCACAATCGTGCAAGTAAAACCGCCCAGTCGAAATTACAAGACAACAAATAATTTGCTGTCACGACACAACCGGTTGCTTCATCGAACATGGTAAGACTCCAAAGTAAAATAGATTTCAGAAAGGAAGGAGG